AATTGCTTTGGTCAGGTGGTACGCCGCGACCAAGAGAGCGAGCTGACATGCTGGGGGCTTGATGCTTAACAAGGTGGCGGTGATAGCCACTCTGGTTATCTTCGGCATGTTCGCGCTGATTATCGGGGTGGCCTTCCATTACTACGGCAAGACCATCAGTCAGCAGTCAGATATATCAGACGCAAACCAAGCCAAAAATCAGGCTGAGTTTGTTGCTGAAAACCAATCGCTTACTATCGGCATCCTCAACACCATTGCAGAGGCCAATATCAATGCAAAACAGACGATGCGCAGTGATGTTGAGACGCAGATTGTCACTATACAGGCGGCGGTTAAAGATGATGCCTGTGCTGTTAAGCCTGTTCCTGTTGACGCTGCTGACAGCCTGCGCAGACAAGCAGACGGTTTACGTAAAGACTCCATCAACTCCACTACCGGCAAGCCTGCTGGCTGATTATCCCATTCCAATTATTCCTGACCCGCTCCTGTGGGGGCAGTGCCTGACGCTCAACGCCCAGCTTCTTGAAACACTGGGGGAGGCGAACAGGGATAAGGCAGACATTCGAAAAGCAGAAGAGACCAGAAAATGAAATATTTGAAATCAGGATTAACAGTAGGGCAGTCAGTGATGTCAATTATGGGGATTATTGTTTTTGGTCTAAGTCTATCGCTGGGCTTTGCGTGGGTAATGTTATGGGCGTGGAATCTATTAGCCAGTGCGGCTGGTTGGCCTGTAGTCATACCTATTAACTGGCCCACAGTATTTGCAGCAATGCTAGTTATTTGGTTATTGAGATCAATATTTGGACGCTCAAAAACATAAGGCGAGACTGAAATGATTAAGCGCTTTCTCGCATGGCTTAAAAGCATCTATTTCAAACCGGAAGCCGCCGACATAAAAACACCAGAGGTAGTAACCATGTCCGAAGCATTACTAGATCAAGACCCAGGCAAAGTAGAGCCAGTAGCCGCTCCAGGCGCAGCAGTCAGTACAACCATCATCCCGGCAGTAGATAAAGAAGTGAAAGCAGGCGTTGCGGACTTCGAAGCAGCACTAAGCTTCGTTGAAAGCGGTGTTGCTCAGTTGGGCGAAGCCGCAAAAGAGGAACTGAAAGAACTGGCTAAAAAGTATTTATAATAAATTTCTAGAAGCTACGTGTTAGGTAGCTTCTAGAATAATTATTCTTAGTCTACCTCTTCATCTTTCTTGAACTTTTCATACTCAGGCCACGCGGCAAAACCAATAGGCCTCTTAGGTTCCTCTGGTTTTAAACGCTTTTTTCTAATTAGAAGAACGTTAATTTGAGATACATGCTGAACGAGTTCAACTGGACTGCCATCCTCTAATATACCAATAAAAGAAATAAGTGATGGGTTCCAATAACCAATGTCAGTGAAGTGAAATTCGATATTTTTGCCAAAACTTGCGAGTTGTCCCCCGACTTCATATTCATCTGAAAGTGAAGCATGAAAATCATTTATCCAGACTATAAGCCTTTTGTGAAATTCATTTGCAAAATTACCTGATACAGCGAAATCAGCGTTTGCAGAACGCTGAACTTGCTGTTCTAAGATTCGGTTTATTGGTGGATTAAAACCTGACATCAAGTCACTCATGCCTCATACCTCTTTTATGGTTTAAATGTTAAAGATAATACAATCATGAAAATTGGTTAAAAATTTTCTACTGCATTTTTTAGCGTTGATTTTAGATTTATGAGGTTTAGATGGCTGGGATTAAAGAACTATCAGCACAGCTCCAATCTCTTAAAAAACAAATACCTTTTGCAGCGGCTCAAGCCTTGACCAGTGTAGCAAGAAAAATTGCAGCAGCAGAGAAAACTGCCTTTCAGCGCAAGCTTGAGAATCCAACACCATTTACAGTAAATTCAGTGGGCTCAGCTGGAGCGAGGCGAGACAACCTGAGTGCCAAAATCTTTGTTCGTGATATTGCTGCTGGCTATCTCGAACCGTTTGAGTTCGGTGGTGCGCACAAGTTGAATGGTAAGGCTCTGCTTAACCCCAAAGACATCAAGCTCAACAAGTACGGCAATCTGCCTCGTAATAAACTCTCTCAACTCAAAGCCAAGTCTAATACCTTCATCGGTGAGATAGATGGTGTGAATGGGGTATGGCAGCGTAAAGCAGCTAAAAAGGGTAAGAAGGGCAAAAAACGTCAGAAACGGTCAGCCAATGGCACGCGGCGTGAAAGGGTTAAACAGAGGTCCCCGAAGTTATTGATCCGGTTCGGTGATGCGCTACCCGTGAAACCAACGCTTGGTTATATGGACCGTGCCGAAATGATGGCCACGGCACTTATGCCGGTCGCTTTGAGCGCTGCTATTGACCAGGCTCTTAAAAGCGCGAAATAAAATCGCCGTCTCCTTCATGCCATGACCAGCAGCATCACCCAGAAAAAAGTGGGTCCTTCCCCGAACTTATTTAACTCACGGGCATTGCGCGCCGCACAGTTTCACCAGCTATAAATTTTTCATTTTGTGTCCCATGTCCCACGTGCATATTTATGCACTGACTGTTGTCAGCCCTTACGCCACGTGGCTTTGTCGATTTTTTACGTGGGACATTTGCATGGGACATTGGGTGGGACACAAAAATAATGTCCCATTTGAATGTCCCACTGTCCCATCGAGGAAAATGTCCCATGACAATGATGACGCAGATTGAATATGCGAAGCACGCCGGTGTCGATCGCAAGACGATTGGCCGGTGGGTTAAGGCGGGAAAATACGTGGTGCTCGAAGGAAATCTCATTGATGTTGAAGCCAGTGATAAAGCTTTGGCAACTCTGCGAGATGGAAAGGATCCGCGCACTCAGAACGCTGCGAAAAAGAAAATTGCCAAGCCTGACACCGAAGCAAAAGACGACTCAACCACTGCGCAGGCGGTAAAAGAAATCATGCTGGCGACCGGTGCGGAAATGACGCGGGAAGAGGCCAGCAGGGTAAAAGAAAACTATCTGGCACTTTTAACAAAGCTCGAATTCGAGAAAGAGGATGGTCAACTGGTCGAACTCTCTGTTGCTGAAGCTGTGTTATTCGCGGCGTTTCGCCAGCAGCGCGACGCTTGGATGAACTGGCCGTCAAGGGTAGCTCCCCTGATGGCGGCTGACCTGGATGTCCCAGCCGACAGAATGACCGAGGTGTTAATCGAACATGTCCATAAACACATCTCCGGACTCGGTGAGCCTGAATTTAACACAGAAGAAACGTGACAGACTTTTAAGCAGTATCAGGAAGGGCTGGACGCCACCGCCGCGTATCAGCGTGCCAGATTGGGCAGACCGTTATCGCAAACTTGCGAAAGAAGCGGGCAGCACCTCCGGTAACTGGGAAACCGAAACCGTAGAAATAGCCCGCGGCCCGATGCTGGCCGCCACTGAATCTGGCGTTCATATCATTACGGTGATGTGCTGCACCCAGCTGATGAAGACGGCGTTGCTTGAAAACCTGTTCGGCTATTTTGCCCATCTCGATCCGTGCCCGATGCTACTCCTGCAGCCAAAAGAAGACGCAGCTGAGCAATTTTCAAAAGAGCGTATTACACCGCTGGTGCGTGTGACCCCAGTGCTACGTGGCCTGATCGGTGGCAATAAACAGAAGAATTCGAAGGAAACGCTGCTATATAAATCCTTTACCGGCGGTTTTCTTGCGCTGGCTGGCGCGGGTAGTCCTGACAACCTTGCGCGCCGCCCGATCCGCGTGCTGCTGGCCGATGAGGTGGATAAATACCCTATCACCCGCGAAGGTGACCCGATAACGCTCGCCGAGGAGCGCACAGCCACCTTTGGGCTGAACTGGCTTTCTGTTCGCGCCTGTTCGCCGACGGTTGAAGACGAAAGCCGGATCGCGGCAAGCTATGAAGATTCTGATCAGCGCCGCGCGTCGGTGGCGTGCCCGCACTGCGGTCACCGTCAGTTCCCAGATTTTTTTAAGCACATTCACTGGCCGTCAGACGGCGACAAACACCATACCAAACAGGCCATGATCCACTGCGAAAGCTGCGGCACAGGATGG